TACTGGATTTTCAACTTTAATTGAGCTAACAACCGCACTATTTACTGTACCAGACTTAAATATAAATGCTAAATAATTAGGAATCCCCTCAAAAGTTCCATTAGTGAAGTCATCTTTAATAAGAAACATTTTTGTTGACACATTTGCCAAAGTTACCCCTGTTGGCTCCTCATACGCACCGTAAACCGTGACTAACGGAGAATCGCCAATAAAACCAGCCATTGGTTTTATAGCCTCACCAAGTCCAGATTTTACAGCTATATTAGTTTTGTAAAGTGTATTAGTTAATATCAATGTTTGATACTCTTTTCTAAGTCCTGCCATTTTTCTTAAAAATTTTATTAATAAATGAGTTAGTTGTTTTACTTGATTCTATATCCATCTTTGGCTTCGCTGGTGCTGGCATTGGGAAATCTGATCTTGATTCATTCTCTAAATCAGTTGCAAATAAATTTGTTTGGTTTACTTCTTCTATTACTTGATCTGAGGTCATTAAAGCTCTATCGTACATAGCTAGGATTCTATTCTCATTAGATGTCTTCACCTGCTCTTCTTCAACCGCTGATAATATTCTTAAAGGTTTATATTTAATCTGTAAATCATCTGGAACGAGTCCAAAAAGCTTTTGAGATATTAATTTGATTATCTGAATAATTAGATTATCATACTTGCCCCTTATTTCGCTTTCAATCATTGAATTGTAGTTTTCAATCTCATCTTCACCACTACTAAAGCCAGCCGTAGACATACCAAATAATTTAGTTAAAGGCATCTTTAAGTCGCTCGCAATACCTATTCTAATCTGTTGAAGCATTTCTGACAATCCCGCAAAATTCATTTGCTTTTGGTCATAATCATCATCTTTATCTTTTACAATGGCTTGTTGATAATTCTTGACCGTGTTAGCCATTTGCACCCTTTGAGTTAGCTTCTTAGTGCCGTCTTTTGTTGCTAGGGAAGTATTAAAACCCTTAATACCGTAAACATCAATCTTTGCTTCATCAAGCAATTCAAAAATTAGATCGTTATTCTTTAAGTATTGATTAAGAGAACGCACGAGCCTTTCAACTTCACTCATACCCCAGCCTCTCAATTGTGGTCTTGCTAAAGATGGTGCTCTTTTTCCTCTAGTTTTTAATACTCTTGTTTGGTCAAGTTCAGTTCCGTAATAGAAAAATCTTTCTTCATTAAAACCACTCTCAACATATGCCTTTTCTTCGCCATGTGCAGGAGTATTAATTTGTTGTAATTCCCAACGATCGGCAGCCTCAAAGCTTAGGTTCGTGTGTTCGTTTATAGCTTCTATATTGATCTTTTTGCCTGCTTTTCCTACTGTGTTGATTATCATGCCACCACCTCCATATAGCCGTGTCCATTTCGCAAGGTCTTTTACTTCTTCTAAGACATCATTTTCTTTTATGTAATTTTGAATGTTTTGGATTTCTTCTGAGTCTAACTCACTAGATATTATATCAATACCACCCCTAAAAGCATCTTCAATAGGTTGATCTATAAGTGTTTGGATTATTCCGTGCGTAGTGTAGGCGTAAGTTAGCGTAGTCCTATCGTTAGTGATAAAATACGATCTATTGTTCTTTACAAGTGTAGCTGTTTGGCTTAGCTGCGTACCTAATTCTTGAGGAATACCTAGCGCAGTCGTTAATGTAGTTAAGCTATTAGCTAACACTTCATTCTTACTTGTCCTAGTAGCCATGAAATGAAAATTAATTGATTATATATCAACTAATAAGCTATTTTATTTTATTGTCAAGTTAAATAGCTAAATCAATTGAAACGCCTCTTTTTTCTAAAAGAATCAATTTAAGGCTGTTTATTAGTGATTTGCGCTCTTTGCCTTCTTTTAGAGTGCCAGACAATGACTGTCTAGTATAACCCATGTAATCAGCAAATTCTTGTTGAGTAATGTCGTTAGATTTTAGTATAGCTTTTATGTCCATAAGATAGAAAAAAATTAATAACTTAATCCATTTAATTACTTTTGTTTTTAATGTCAAAGGTTTTTACTTCTATTGTCTTAAATTGATACTTTTCTTTAATATATTTCTGCCTCTCGTATTCAAGAGCATCTTTTAACAATGTTACAGCTCCATCTACATGCCTATATTCCATCTTAGAGTAAAAATCTTTAAAGAAGTCTTTATTGTGTTTCTTGTTAAACTCTTCTATGAGTCTATTAGCGGTGACATTGCAATCTTTAATATGACTTTTCATCTGATCTAAAGAATTATAACCTGTTGGCTTTTCATAGATATATACATATCTTTTTGATATCGTAACACTATCGCCGTGCATCAATTCTAATATCTTATCTATTTCATTTTGCATATTACCCATTTTATCGTTTTCTTAAGGTTAAATCTCCCATTTTTATATAATATTTCAAAAACCCCCAATGTCAAACCTTTTTACAAAAATGCTCAAAAACACGGGGTTTATACCTCATTTTTTTACATTTAAGGTTTAAATATCTCATATTTATTCTTTATTATGGATGTAAGATCTGATAGAGTTACTTCCTTTTGTTTTGGCTTTATCAAATTAGGTTTCTGATCAATCTTATCAAAAGCTATTATTTTCTCATTTGGGTATTTGGGAGGGAATAATTTATTGCCTGACATTTCAGAGCATTCCAACTCCCTGACTTCTATGATTTCTTTTTCTTTGAATTCATGGGGTTTAACTAAGCAATAATAGAACCCAAGTTCTAAATCTTTTAATTTCTCCGCCTCAATATCTGATTTGCATTTCATTTTTTATTAATTTTTATTTATATAACATCCAAAATTGATATTTCTGTTTCCAGTAATGCAATTCTAGCAGCGTCAATTAATGTATCAACAAAATCATCATGCTTTACACTAGGAAACGCTAACACCTCACTTCTTAACTCCTCATAGTTTTCAATATCAATGCAAAAAGTTAAATTAGGCTTTATGTTATTAAAGCAAGGGATTATGTTGTTAGCTCTCATCACCTTGTCTCTATCTCTTGGCAGCGTTTCTTTTAATAAATCTTCATCTGGCACAGGGTAGCCTTTTTTTCTGTATGATTGATTTAAATAGATCCCGTGTGATTTATCTTCAATCCATATGTATCTAAATCCATATGTAATTTTTTCTTTTACCCAATCATCAATCCACTCATCAACATCAACTGCATTGATACGCCTTCTTTTTACATCTATTAAATAAAGATGTGGTCTGTCATTCTCCATGCGTACGCCCCAATAGCTAAATGCTGTATAATCATTTGATTCTTTTTCTTTGTAGGATAAGTCGGCGGTTATAAATCTATAATCATATCTTGATGGCATTGATTCAAGTGGTAGCTCTCTTATGATTTCCTTTTTAAACATGTTGCCACCTTCAAGAACTGGCTCTTGTTGATATTGGGCTGTGAACATAAATTCATTTTTCTGTATCTCTTTTATTCGTGCCTCTGTGTATTGGCTAGGTAATTGACAAACACCCTCAACTATTAAAGCCCTCTTAAGTGTCTTAAAGTTATAATCATTAATCAATATGCCGCTTAGGTCTTCTAGGTGTAATCTTTGTTGAATGTTTACGATGGCAACGCTACTATGATTTAATCGAGATAATAAAGTTTCTTCATAATATTTCTTTACTTTATCCCTCATGGTTTGAGAGCTAATATCTGCTGGCTTGTTGGGGTCATCAATAAATAAACAACCTGAAAAACCCTTGGCGTTCCTGATTCCAGCTCCAAAGCCTGTAATTGTTGAGCCTATGGATGCAAACAGAATTATTCCTCCTCGCTTTGTAACAATCTTTCTGCTAGTATAAACAGCCTTTCCGCTATTCTCTTTTAAATAATCCTTCCAAAACTCATCAATGGGTTTTACATCAAAAGCCTGCTCCTCTATGCCATCATTATACATAGCTTCATATATAGGATTCTGTAATATTGAAGCTAATTCTCTTGATATATCGTTTAGAAGGTCTTGAGAAAAAGAGGTATAAATAAAATTACAATTTGGATTTGCCGCTATACAGTAAGCAATAAAATATTTGGCAAGTGTTGTTTTACCAGATCTCGGCGGTACATTGATATTTTGCCTGAGCTCTTCTTGATCATATATATCTTGAAATACTTCAAACAATCCATCATGCAATTCTTCTTCAACAAAAGCCCTACCCTCTATTTGTTTGAACATGTAGAGAGTCCAAACTCTAAAACCCTTGCTGTGTAGAAGTTGTCCGAAATATGGGGGGTTTTTAATTTGCATCACCCATCAAAATATTCATTTAATTTGTCCATGGCTTGCTTTATTAGGTTAATTGGCATATAGAACAGATACCCTTTTTCTCCCCAATAAGTATGTCGACACTCCCTTAAGCCACTAGTTCCATCACCGTGGAAAATTAGCTCTAAGAACTCCTCACCAGAATCATTTAACTCACTACCTATGACAGATAACAAAGCAAACTCTACTGTTATTTCTTTTATGTCCAGCACTAAATACCCACCTTTCAACTCAATAATTTTAAAGCTAGTTTGCTTTATCTTATTCAGAGAGTAATAATCTTCATTGCAACAACCTTTTTCTTCGCTGAGGCAATATAATCTTAAGAATCCTAACATTTTATTCTTTTATCAAATATTTTTAGTCTCCACCGCGTGGAGCAATAGCATTTTACCCTTGATTTATAAGGGTTCAGATTTTTACTCTTTTTCGCCTTTTATAGTATTTTCAATATGATTTTCATATCCTTCTTTCTCCTCTTTATAAATATACTTCACCTCTTGCATAGTCCCACTATGTTTAACATCTGATTTTTGATTAGGTTTTCCTTCTTCCCTATCCCACAAAGCATTAGTAGCCTTTAAAGCTATCTCTTGAGTTTCTGGTGCTTGTGCTATCTTTAGTATCTGATAAACATCAACGCCACAATCCCTAATTGTCTTGGCTTGAGCTAATAGCATTTTAATTGATTCTTTTGCTGGTGTTCCATCTTTAGATATTCCGTTGTGTCTATTTTTCCAATGTTCCTTTATTTGCCTTTTAAGAGCTTTTAAGTTCTCATTGGTACTTATGGTTAAAGCAAGCTTAATTCTTTCTGATAGGGTCTTTTTAGCCCTTCTGGATATGCCAGATTTAATACCCCCTTTTCTTCCATTTTCTCGGGCTTCTCTCGGGCTTCTCTTTTCTGCTGGTATCAAGTTAGATTCATTCATATCTTTATTTAAACATTATTATTTTCTTTAAAAGCATTAATCAACTCCATGCAAAAAATTATAAGCTTGTTCCCTTTCAAATTTCCTTTTTACCCTATAAAAAAGCTAATTGTAGTTCCACTGGCTCAGTGGTTGTAAATATATCTTTCTCATCTTCTCTAACTAAAATCATTTCATCACAAACTACTTTGATTTCCATGTTCTCATAAAGTTGTCTTTCTGGTATACATATCTTTTGATCTTTATAGTAGAATTCTATTCTACCTTGCAAAGATGGCATATTTTTTGGTTCAGATGGCTGATAAGTATACCCAACCTTAGAATCAATAATTATATTATCTTCTATTTTACCCATATAAACCCTCAAAATCAATCTCTTTCTCACACTCTACATTATCGCAAGTATCAGTTGTATAGTCTGGATTGGTTGTTATTAGTGCTAGTATTATTGTTAGTGTTTTCATTTATTTTATATATTAATTAGTGATATTTTAGTTGATGAACCTTGGTCTGGTAGTTCTTCAAAACATTCTAAAAAATTAGAAGTTCGATAAATTTTCACTAATTTGTATTACTTTTGCAGTTGGTTTATTTGTCATTTTATTCTATTCTATTAAAATTGGTATCAGGTGCTACCACGATGCTAAACAAGTCTGTTATATCCTCAAAAACATCAAAGCTTATTTCCCTAAGGTATTTTATTAAGCAATACACCCGATATAAAATTATTATTTTAATGCAATTTTTAAGCTGTCTTCACTATTCAGCAATTTTTAATAAATTACCTATAGAATCTTTCTTATTTGGCTTTTCTTTAGCTATAAACATTCTAGCTATTTCTACTTCTTTTGATAATTGAATGTCTTTTCCTGTTAAGTTTGTCATAATTTCCTTAATTTTTATTAATAAGTGAGCTAACCGCTCGTTTTTTTATAGAGTACAGTGTACTCTTTTAATAGTCAATAACTTTTTTTATTTTTTTTATCAAATCTCTATTTTCTTTTAAAAGCATTAATGCTTTAATTAATAATCCGCTCGGATCACTTCTTCCATTCTCAACTTTTACAATATAGCATCTACCGTTTTTAGACAAACCTAACTCGCTGGCTAGTTGCCGTTGAGTTAGGTTTAAATCTTTTCTTATTTGTTTAAATTCGTTTGGTGTCATTATTTAGCCTCTTCCGCCCAAATATTATAAAAAAGATCAATCCCATGATCTAAATATTCTGGATGATAAAATGTATTCCATGTCTTTTTAATCCCATTTTCTACATAATTAACAATAAATTTGTTTCCTTCTATTTTTGACTCGCCTGATCCATCAACATTATAATCAGCCTTAGCATATTCATACCAAGATTTTAATTTGCTATTAGTGAACCTAATTAATAGTTTTTCTTTTGTTGCTATTTTCATTTTTTCCTTAATTTTTATTAATAAGTGAGCTAACCGCTCGTTCTTTTATAGAATACACAGGCTTCTTTTATAAGTCAACCCCTAAATCAATCTTTTTTATATTTTTCTTTAAGCTCCTTGTTCTCAATAGCATTATAATCATCAAGCAGCAAATAATAATCTTCTATCAATTCAATTAGATCTCCTTCTTCTTCACAATTTATTATGTTGTTT